TGTTCTTCACAAACTCGCAGTCGCGAGCGGTCAATTCCCAATCATGGCCAAGGCGCGCGACATATACGAAGTCTGTGCCGACTTTGAGATTTTTCGGGCGTTTGTAGCGTTCCAGGTCGGCCGCTTCGTTTGGTTGAGCTTCTTCGATTTTCTCGCGCAAGCTCCCGGCGATTTTGACCAGCACTTTTGGGTCGGCCATATTGGTCACGAAGTTGGTCAGGACTTTTGCGCCGTTCTCATAAGTAATCTCGCCACCTGTGATGATTTTCGTCGTCTGGCAGTCTGGCGCGATTGGGAGCGTGCTGAGATATGGCGCGAACAGGAAGAACTTCACGCCTTTGGCAGTATACCAGCGCACAATCTCGCTCAGGATGCTGAACGGCGGATTGTCGATGACAACCTTGCCGTCGTAGTTTTCGGCTTGGTAATCGCCCTCTGGTTTGAATGGTCGGATGTTTTCAATGTCGCCGAGGTCATATTCCTTGCGCACCCACTTTTCCACAGCCTCGAACACTGCTGGAGGCGTGAAGCAGTCGTCGGTCGTGAGCTTTGGTTTGAACTTGTCCACGAATTGCTGGTATTCGGTCTGGTTCTCATCCCATACTGGCATTTTTACGCCCCACGAGTCCAGCACGTCGGCATCCCATTCATTGAACAGCGCATCCCAATCCCAGTCGCCATTCTCGACATTGTCGCGGATGATGATTTCTTTTTCGCGTTCTTCGGTCAGATTCGGCAGCAGGATGGTCGGCACTTCTTTGAGCCCGATTGCTTTGGCGGCCTTGTAGCGTTGATTGCCTGCTAGGATGACCAGCTCGCCTGTCCTGTCGCTGAGGATGATTGGCCTCGCCTCGAAGTAGTCGGCATTGTCCTTGATGCTCTGCTTGAGCTTCTCGAACTGGTCTTTTTTGATCGTGCGTGGGTTGCCTGGCAGTTCCTTGAGTTCTGCGATTGGCCTGTATTCCACCTGCGCTTTCGGTTTCATTTTACGATTTTCCTCCTGTATTTCTCATCCTCTGCGTCCTCTCGTTTGATGATTGCTTTCTTTGCCCATTCCTGTCTGGCCTTTTCGACTTGCTCGAATGACCTTGCGAGCTTGCGGAGCATATTCTTTTCATGGTTTGTGAGCTGGATTTGCTCCGATTCAGTCTTTTTCATCCTTTTCGCCCTCCTTTTCGTGCTTTTTCTGCGCTTTTTCGACTCCATTTGCGAATCCCTTGCCGATTGCCATCAGCACGAGGATGATGCCAAATAGAAGCGCGAAGATGATTGCGCCGAGAATCAGCACGATGATCATTTGACCCATGAATGCGATGATTTCAGCCATTTTGCTCCTTTCTTATGATGATTTTTCCCTCTAGGTGCGGTGTTCTTTGCGTGCCGACGCTTTGGATGTGATGCTTCGCTGCGAGGCGGTAGCAGGTCAGCAGGTCGATTTGCTTGTTGCGGAACATCTTGCGCCGGAAGTCTTGCCAGCCATCTGTGTATGAGCCGCGAGGTGCCCACCAGCGATGGAAGATGATGTTCGTGCTGGAGTTCTTTGGCAGAACCCAGATGGTTTCTTTGTCTTTGAAGATAATGTGCACTGATTCTAGTTCTCTGATTGTTATGGCCTCAGCCCTGAATCTTGGCACCCCACCTCCTTTACTCGCTCGCCTCCGTGATGTGGATTTCCGCGCGTGGGTTTATGCGATCGACTCCGCCGAATGTTGCCTTGATGCTTGTGACGATGGTCGAGCAGTCATCCGGCAGGACTCCTGCTTGAACCATGCCATCGAGCAGGCTCGTGATTTGGTTGTCTAGGTCGCGTCGAATGTTGTTAGGGTTCCAGATTGTTGCCTCTATGGTGTATGTTCTGGCGTGGTCTTTGCATGCGAGGATGCGCTCCGTCTGCGTCATGTAGATTTGATGCTCTAGGCCGATGAGTGGCATCTGCGAGTGGAATTGTTGAATCATGTCGTGTTCCATTTCGCGCGCTTTTGCGTTTGAGATGATTCTCGGCCGTCCTGTGGCATCTTTCACGATCTGCTTGCTGTTTTTCTTGGAGTAGATGACGCCTTGATAGATGATGTCGAAGTCGCGTGTCATAGGATTTCCCATGCGCAGATCAGCATCATGGCACAGGCAAGGAATGCCAGCACGATCAGCGCGACGCTGAATCCGTCCATTTTCTTTTTCATCCGAGGAACTCCCAATTGCCGAGGCCGCTTTGGTAGAACTTTGCGCGGTAGCGCATCAGGATGCCCCATTGGAACACGATCCATTCGCCGCGGTAGATTTTGAGCGGTTCGAACTCTGGGCTGTCGTCGCCCACATATCTGGCCTTGTGGTAGATTTCGACCCTTAGTTTGTTTTTCATTTTGCCCTCCTTTCGGCTTGCGCCTCATCCACCTGAAGTGGGTTGTTTAATTGCCGCACCATCCGCAGAGATTGCCCTGCTTTTGGTGTTATGTGGCTCTGCTTGTATTCCGCCGAGCCATGCGGTCGATTAGGACGTCAGCCAAGCCTCCTTTGATTCTCGACTGATGCTCTATCGCTCCTTGCGGAATGATTTAAGACATCGTCGCAGTGTTGCTCTGCTGTTAGGGGCTTATGACCCCTCCCCGACGCACAGGTTCCAATGTAGGCACATAAGAGTAATTGGAAACTCCTTTCTCTTTCTTGGTTTTGATTGCGAGAAGCCTGCACCTTATAGCGTGCGTCGAGGCGGAGCAGTAAGCTCTGCCCTCGTTTAGTTTCGCGATTTGCCAATGGTCGAGCGTGGTCGGAGTTGAACCGCCTCTGCCTAAGTGGGGAGCTTTTGGCTGATGACCGCATCACGCTCGATGAGCGGAAGCGCAGAGTGGGATTTTCTGCGCTTTCCGCGTAGAACTACTATGGCCGATGCAGGATTCGAACCTGCGCACAGCAACTAGATGCGCCAAATCGGCCGTGTTCGTCTGCCGACGGTTGATTGGTCGGCAGGCGAGGTTTACGAACTGGCGATTGCGAGATTCCCCTCGTTTTCGCCATATGCTCGGCGGTAGAAGAATCAAAGATGGTGTTTTGATTTCTTAAAAGTTGAAGTTTGCGCCGAGCGGTGCGCAGGTATCATGAAAGTTTTGGAGTCTTTCTTATGCAGAAATAAAAGCTCTTGCCTGCGCTGATTCTTTGTGTGAGGTTCTGTGCTACTCTTTAATGCCTGGCACCTGAAGGCAGATTGCTATTCGTCGAAGGCTGATGGGTCGCCCATGCTGTTTTCGGCCGCTTCATTGAGTGCGATTGCCTCGCCGACTGTGAGGTTGCCGAATCGCTCCATGAACTCGCTCATTCTTCCTCCTCTCCGCATAGTTCGGCGATGGTGTAGCTCTCGCCGTCTTTAAGCGTTGGTATCCAACCGACGAGTTCGATGCTGAAGTCATCGTCGCTCATGTCCGTTAGAACGCATAATCTTCCGTCCGTCCTCACAGCATATAGGGCTTCCTTAATCGAGTTGACTTCAGCCCACGCTCGAACCGCCTTGCGTATCTTCTCGTCCGTGATGAGTGGCTCTTTTGGCTTGTAATCTTCCCATTCCTCGTTGAGTTCGGCGAGCGAGCGATATTCTGGCACATACTCCAAGTCGGTGCACTCGAAGTGGTCTTCATTTATGATGAAGTTGCCCTCTTGCCCTGTCTTTTTATTTCTGAGCCTCATTTAATAGCCCTCCTGTCCTGTCGGCATCACGCCTGGTTCTGGCATGTAGCCGCTGTTGTTGTCATAGTCTGCTTGCATTCGCTCCACTCCGTCCATTCTGCGTCGGTCATTCTAGGCGTCCCTTTCTGCTGCGTCGCGCTCGATGCTCTTGATCGCTGTCCAGCTTGCTTTGTTGATTTGGTTGAATGCGCTTGTGATCTCGATTTCTGAGTTCTTGTCGAGGTCGATGCTATTAGCCACGAGCTTGATGTTGGCGAGGTTGTCTTTGCATGCTTTGACGGCATAGTAGCCGAGTTCATTGTTGCGGACTGGCACCTTGCTGAGTTGTGCGATGCGTTCGTTGATTGCTTTTGCTTGTGCTTGTAGTTGTTCGAGTTCATTCATCTGTTTAATCCTTTGCTATCTGTGCTTTTTTCTTGTTGAACATTCCGTTGATATATTTTTCCTGCGCCGGGCTTTGGTGGATTTTCTTGAGTTCCTCATAGTAAGCCTTGACGCTCTCGATGTCGTCGAGCATGTCGAGCTGTTCGCGAATCTTGTCGAAGTCGAGCTTGCTGTTCTTGTTGTCGACGCGCTTGGCTGCGCCATCTGCCTCGACCTTGTCGTCATCATCACAGGCGATGCCTTTCACGAGTTGGACGGTATAGCGTCGAGCGTATGTCAGCGCGGAGCCGTATGCTTGCGCGGCGTTCATGCCTTTCATTTCCATTTCGATGACCTTTGCGCCTTGGATCCATTCGCCATCTATGAGCGCGAAGACATACTCATCGCCATCGACTCGCTGTGTTTTCATGACCGGGATTTCGATGCCTGCTTTGGCGAGGTCTGCGAGGTTGCTGTAGCTGTAGCCATAGCCCTGGCTCGCATTCTTCACGATCTGCTTATTGGAGCTCATAGTTTAAGCCTCCGAATGTTGGTGCGCTTTTAGCTTTCTTTGGGAGTGCGAACTCGCGCTCTTGCCTGTCCATTGCTTTGCCGAGGCGTTTTTGCGCTCGGCGGAATTGCTTGGCGATTGCGATTGCCTCTTTGAACTCCCAGTCCTTGAGGTCGGTCAAATCTGCGACCAAATCCTCAAATTGCTTTGTTTTCTTACTCATTCATTCTTTCTCCTGTTTAATCCTTGTTAATCTTTCTTTTTCGCTGGGCCTCGTCTGCTGATGAGTCCTCCGCGTCGGCCAGCTTCTCTGGCGAGTGCTGGGTTGCTTGCGAATCCGCCTGTGTGTCCGTTCCGGCCGCCGATGCGCCCCATTTCGCGATAGAAATCCGCGCCGTATTTTGTTTTATTTGTCGCGGCTGCTTTCTTGCCGCCTTCCTTTGTTCCTGCCATCTTTACCTCCTTGTTTTTCTTTTGCTTCGTTTATGATTGCCTCGGCATCTATGCAGAAGTTGTCGAAGGCGATTTTGATTTCATCTAGTGCTTCTTTAATCGTTTTGTTCGTCATCTTGATTCTCTTGGGTTTCTTCTTCTTGCTGTCGCATCAGTTCATCCCAGAATGCCTGTTTAATTTTGCTCATAGACTGCCTCCGTGTGATGAATCTCGATGTCTGTGTGTGGGAATGCGATTGCTAGTGCGATTGACGCTGCGATGCAGATTGCGAGTGCAATTGTTGCGCCATGTTTTTTGAGCATGAGTTCGTAGCGTTTCATTAGCGCGCCTCCTTGAGTTTCTTGTTAAGGTCAGCGATGATGTAGTCATCGTTTTTAATGATTGCGATGAGTTGGCTCTTTGAGTAACTCATCAGTTTTTTGTATTGTTGTTTGTCTTGTGAAGTCATCTCGACCTCCTTTCTGCGGCTTTCGCCACCTGTTAAATAATGTGCTTGCTTCGCTCCACCTGAAGTGGGGTTGCTCGGTTGATCGTGGCCGCTTTAATCGTTGCGCGCCGACTGGCTCATCCGATGGGGTTTTGATTGCCGATTCGTTCTTTTGCCATCCAGACCCCATAAAAAGAGCCACTCTTTGATGAGTGGCTTGTGTTTTCGGCTTCTTTATTGTGCGACGCTTGACTTCTGATTCTATACATTGTGCGACATCGGACATTTCTTTGAAAGATGGCCGTCCACTCATCTTTTTTGTGTTTCTGATTGTTAATTTTCGCATTTGCTCGCTTGCATTTGCTTATACTCTTATCCTATCACACCAGCCCCAAATTGTCAATACCTTTATGCTTAAAAATGCCCCTTTTTCAGAGGCATTTTTGCTCATCTCTTAAGAAACGACAGCTTGTGCTTCTTTTCGATGTATTTTCGCGCCGGATCGAGCCATTCGTCCGGGATTGTCGGTGGGAATGGGCTGAGGCTGAAGACATATCTGCCAGAGCAGGGGAGTCGATCTATTGCCACAGTCAGCATCTTGGACATTTCGACCTCTCTCCCCTGCTTTGTTCGGTATTTGTTCGCCTCGATTTGATTCCATTCAGTCATCATGGCGCGCTGGATTGGGATGCGCGCTTCTTTTGCGAGCTGCGTGATGATCTCATTGCGCCAGCGTTGGTCTGATTCGTTTAAAATTGTCATTTCTTGATTCATTTGTCATTTCCTTGTGTCCTCCGGTTTACTTGTTCAATTTGTCGAGTTGCCGAGCTTCTGCGTCGGTCGCTTTGCCTGGCATCTCGGCCAGCACCCATAGTTTTGTTTTTTCGTCCCAGCGGAGTCTGGCGAGCCTTTTCACTCCGCATTTCTTGCCTGGCTGTAGCATTATACACCTGCTGTGCTTGCGGTTGTGATCCCGAATGCACCAGAACCATCGTGCGACCTCGTTGCCGTCAGAAGTGACGCGCGTGGCCTGTTTGGTTTCGCTTTTGAAGCGTGGTGGCTCGTATTGAGGGTAGAAGCTACGGCCTGCGGTGTCGAGCGGTGTGCCGAGTGTGAGATGCTTCCAGATTTCGTGCGTGAGGTCGTCGTCGGTCTTGTGCCAGCCGTCTTTGTCCTCATACATGTAGAAGATGGGCAGGGCGGATGCTTTGTCGTCATTCATCTATTTGCCCTCCCCTTTATTCTTCATGAATGGGAGCTTCTTGCGCCATTCGTCGGCGACTTTCTTGATCGCCTCGATTTCTTCGTCGCTCTTTTCATGCTCATCCCATAGCCATGTGGGGAAGCCGCTCAGGACTGGCCCGGATGGTTCTGGGATCTTCTCAGCTTGCCTTGCGACCCATGCTCGGAGCTTTGGCAGTTTGCTGTATTGGCCCACCAAATCGCTTGGATTGTCGATTCTCGGCGCGTATTGGTCATCGGACTGTCTGATGTCGTCGAGTGCCCTCAGAATCGCTTCTATGCCCTCAGGCGTGTTGCTCTTGATGAGATTGTATGCCGCGTTGCGTTGGCGTTTAATCTTTGAGCAGTCGTTGCCAGTGCTAGTCGCCCACCTTTTGAGGAATTCGTTGACCTCGTGGTTGCCATATTCCTCCGCTTTTTCAGTTTTAATTGCGTCAGCAGGTGCGGATGCGCCTTTATTATTTTTTTCTTTATTTATTCTCTCTTTATTCTGTGTGTCCAGTTTTCTGTAGGTCTGACTTACATTTTTCTGTAGGTCTGCCCTACAGTTTTCTGTAGATGTGCATTTTTTTGTATGTCTGCTGTCCATCCATAAATAGTCCGGGGCGGTGCGGTATGCCTTGCCTCGTCCTGTGTTTGCGATTGTGACGATGTAGCCGAGCTTTTCGAGCTTGCGCTTCGATTCTTGGACTTGCCTTTCGCTTAATCCGCAGAACTCAGCCGTTGCGCTTGCCGATTCATAGAACTTGGCGAAGCCTGAAATCCTGCCGAGGACGATTTTGTCTGTCGAGCTTAGTTGTGGGTCGCCAAGAATTGCCTGTGTGAGCAGGGCGTATTTGGCGATGTCGTCGTTTTGATTGTGCATCTAAAAACCTCCTGATTGTTGTCAGGGGGTCTGGATGTTTATTTTTGGGAGCACAATCCCCAGCATGGTTGCTGGGGAAGGTGCAGAACGAATCAGTGCTTTTATTTTATCGCATTTTGGCGGATTTTTCAATCTTTGCGTCTTTTCTTGCGTGAAATTGGGCAGAATCCGGCTCGATCCTGCCCTTTTTGGCCTTAATTGTGGCCGAGTTTTTGCTCCAGAAAGTTCCTCTGCTTTCGCATCGCCATTTGAAACGGCTCATAATCACAAGCCTTTTCGAGCCATTCTAAGGCCTCGATGATTCCGAAATGGTCGAGAATGCCTTTTTGCTCTTTCCATGCCAAATAAAGCGGTTTCATGGCCTCAGGCGGAGGTTTTGGGACATCATGGAGCAGATGATTGTGCAGTTCATTGTGAATGCTGATCGGGATGTAGTAGACGAAGTAGTTGCGGAGTTCTTTTGCCATGCCGGAATCCCAATGCCTTCCCTGAAAGCAGATATGATGTCTGTTGCGTCCAGTCGGTTGGGTTTTCTGGCGATTTCTGCGCTTTCTTTTCTTGCTCATTCATGGTCACCACCTTTCTGAAGTGAATGTGCAAAGCTCTGCGCTTTGCCTTGATTCTCGTCAGAAATCGGTGCGATGCTTCGCATAAAAAAACACACCCCTGATTGGACGACCTGAGGTGTGTCTTTTAATTATATCAGATTTTCGTGCGCTTGCGGAGGTATTCGATGTCCTTGTGGATGCCTGCGATGTCGAGTTGGATGTCGCCGAGCTTTTCCGCGTAGCCGTTGTGGATGTCGAGCTTTTGTTTGATTTCTTCGAGCTGGTCTTGTTGCCGTTGCTCGCGCTGGGCGTCCTTGATGTCATCCTCGCGCGTTTTCTTGTCCACCGCCGAATGCGCTGCGATGCAAGCTCCCACAATTGAGCCTGCCGTTCCGATTGCTGCGACTATGATTGCTTCGGTCATGCCTCGCCCTCTGGCGTGTCTGTGTTGTTTAATTTTTTCCCGAAGAAGAAGCCAAGCACCAGCATGACCGCGCTGTTGAACAGCTCAGGGGTCGATTGTCCGCTGAGTGTGGTGGCGCATAGGACTGCGACTAGCGCGATCGTGATGATGCTTTTGACATCTATGAGTTTTGCGATTCTGTCTTTGATTTTCATGGTTTAGCCTCCGAATCCATATTGTTGCATTTTTGCGAGTGTGAGCGGCCCGACATTGCCGTCGGTTTCGAGTCCGCATCTGCGCTGGAACTCTTTCACGGCCTTGAGCAGATTCGGGCCGAAGTAATTGCCCAGAGCGGCCGCTGGCGTGTATGCAGGGAAGGTCTTGCGCATCCATGATGCCATTCTGCCGATGCGAGCATCTGTGTCGCCGAATCGCCAATAGCCTCGGCTCGGCAGGAATCCTCCGCCTCCGCCGCCAGTTGGTTTGATTTGCACCCATATGAATGAATTTGCTGCGACGGTGCGCTCGTGATAGTTGCCGTTTGAGTTGTAGTTATACTCGCTGATGAACAGATTGTTGTCTGCCCATACCACATGGCCATATTTACCGCTCGTTTTGACTCCGACGCATTTGCCGTTTCCGCTTGGCGTGCTGACGACTTTTTTGTAGCCATTTTGAGCAAGACGAGTCACCCAGTTCTTGGCATCCATATCGCCTGTGCGCCTCGGCCAGTTGCCGGTCGCTTCTTTGATTTTCCATGCGCAGTAGCTCGTGCAGTGTCGGTTGTAGCAGGTCGATGGGTCGACGAGCGAGCCTTTTCGCGCGCTTCTGTATGGCTCAGGGTAGGTGTTTGTCATTGTCCTCCTTTTGCTTTGATTCTGAGGGCGTGTCGGTGCGACTAGATTTCCTCGACGCTCACGATTGCTCGTGACGACCAAATATAAAATGTCGTCGCCGGGATGTAGGCATCCGTTCTTTCGGCTAGAATGAAGTCTTGTGTTGTATCTGTTGGCTCAAGTGGTATCAGTTCAGGCTCTCCGACGATCGTCGTGAGGATTAGCTGGTCGCCAGGCTCGAATGTGATGCGAATCGTGGTTGGTTGGTATTCTGCCGTCGCGGCTGATGTCCATTGTGTTCGGAATACTCGCATCGTCGATTTCATGTCGTGACCTGTTTTCAAATCTCGGATTTCTTGTTTGAGCGAGTTGAATTGATCTTGGAACATTTAATGATCCTGCCTGTAGGTTAGTGTTGGAGTGAATTCGGAAGTTGCGTAGATTTTGATGTCGAATGTGATTGGTGGGATGCTAGACCCGCCTTGAATTGTAGATATGTCTGTCGGGCTGCCTGAAATGATTTGGAATTCGTAGCCAATTTGTCCTCCGATTGGAACTTTACGGAGCACCACGCGCCTGCCTTTTAATTCGTTCGAGTTAGATGCCACGCATGCCATCGTGAGCATGCTTTTGCCGTCTTGTGGAGTAAGTTTTATGAGTGCCGCAGATTGACCGGCACACCTGTCGTTCTGGGAGCTCACGGTATAACCGACGATTTGTATTGTGACGCTGATCGTGCGCTCTGCCAATGCAAGAGACGATGAGCTTCTGAGGCCATGCGTTTTCAGCTCGTTGATTTCGCGTTCAAGGTCTTTGATTCGGGTTGTGAAGGTTATCATTCTTCCTCTCCAATCCAATCGCTATCTTCATATTGTTTGGCGATAAGAGTGAATGCAGATGTTGAAATTGCTTTGATGTGATACGTTTTTCCGCCTGAGAACGCGAAGTAAAACTGAATAATCTCGCCGTCCTGTTCTATGCTTTGTTCTTGATAGAAGTTGATGTTGGCTCCATTTGATTGCTCGTCTGCATAAACTTGAACGTATGGGTATGGACGCTCGTCTGCGTCGTTTGTGAGTCGAACATACAAGCCAACAGCAAGGCCACTTGAAAGAGTGACGGTTGCATCGTGCTCATAAAAGTTCAAAGAGCCAACCGGGACGGCGTGGCTCGTCTTGAGGTCGCGCACCTCCTGCTCCATGCGAATCAGCTCTTTGTCAAATAACGCTTGCATCAGATGCGCTCCATTGTTGGCTTAATGGTTTCTGCGTTCGAGGCTGTCACAGCCACATCTATGATGTTGATGCGGAACTTGCCGGAGGTCTGTCCTGTCATGTCTGCTTGGTTTTCGAGGTAGATTTGGTCGCCAATCCATAGGCCATAGTCCTCGGTTGGGCTTGGTGGTGTGCTTCGGCCGATGAGTGTGATGGCTGGCTCCCATTGGACAGCGGTGGCGTTTGCGAGGTCGGTATTGCATTTCTGGTTGAGCGTGGTCTGTCGGCTGACGCTTGAGTATTGGTTCAGTTGTTCGACATAGCCGAACTCTTGGACGGCATCGGAGTCTGTGGCCTCGGATGTAATCACGGTGCTTTTATTGGCATCTGCGCTGGTTTCGCCTGCGCCGAGTGCGATGATGTGGCTCGCGAATCCTTGCACCTCCTGCGCCGAGATTGAGGTCACGCTCTGCCCTGCGAGGCGTGTCGGATAGTAGAGTTGCCATGTCGTGATGTCGCGGCCGAGTTGGTTCGTGATGAAATAGCTGCGATCTGGATTGAAGATGACATCAAATGGCCCGGCTCCGTCCACGTTGTCGCAGAGGTCTGTGATTGCTTCCTTGACTGGCTTGTAATTGTCGAAGGTGCGCTCGATTGTGGCGAGCGTCTGAATCGTGCCTGCTGTGATGCCGAATGGCTTGCCTGCGGCGGTTGCCCTTGCTTCGGCGGTGTCAATCCATGATTTGACCATCGCGCCTGCCCTTGCGGATGTGGTGGCGGTTGGCCTGATATACACGCCAGCGAGCAGGTTGATGTAGCCATCGAAGCGGAGTTGTAAATCTGCGCTGTCTTGGTTTGGCTGATATGCTGGCATGGTTGCCAAATAGCCGCCGACCAATTCTTCGCCGTTGCGGATGATTCTTGCGTCTAGTGCGTATGGTTTGAGCATGGTGGCGATGTCTATGTTGCGCTTCTCGCACCATTCTGCGAACAGTTTGTCGTTGAGCGTGAAGTCGATTTCGTCGGTGCCATAGGCTGTGCGAGCCTTGCGCCATTGTAGATTCTGCGCGATTGGTCGCACATCGCCGATGAGCGTGCCGTTGAGCCTGAGTTCGATTTCATAGATAGGGGTGTTCATTAGCCGACCACTCCATTCCAGCTAAGAATCGAAGGGCCTGTCGCGCCTTGAGCGTCGTAGCTGATGCGGTTGTTGCCTGCTTGTAGTGTGACCCATGTGCCTGTAATGAATTGGAAGACATTCGCGCCCTCTAGCGATGCGGTCATCTCGTCCATGTTCACGATGAGTGTCTGTCCGCTTGGGACGGTGCCTGTCCATTCGATTGTCTGTCCTGTCGTGATGTTGGTCAGCGTTGGATTTGTCGCTGGGCCTGTGACCGTCCAGATTGGCTCTGCCGAATCCACGCCGTCGACTGTGACCGTCGTGATGCCTCCTGAGCCACCTTCCTCCCAGATTGCGCCGACTGAATCCCATGTTGCGCCAATCGCATCCCATACAAGGCCGCCGCTGATTGCTGTGGCGATGGCGATGCTCTGGATGTGCGCATAGATTTCTTCGCCGAGGTTGTTTTCTGCATACTCGTAATAGTTCGGATCTTCAAAGTTGAGGCCGATGCTCCATTCTGGGAACTTTTGCCAGAGTTCTGGCACGCTTGGGGCGTCCACGATGTAGCCGCGCTTGCGCTGGATTGCTGTGCCGTCTTTGAAGATGTAGACAGCGGTGTAGAAATGTTGCTTGCGGAAGAACATCATGAAATCGCGCCGAGCGGATTCGACTGCCTGCTGGCTGAATGTTGCGTCGCCGATGTAGCCGCTGAATGTCTGCGTGGCGGTTCGGCGGACTTGCCCTGCTAGCATTTGGCCATCGGTGCCTTGTAGTTCGACCACATCATTCGCGTAGGTGTTCGGCTGGAAGTGCTGTTGGGTGTCTTTGAACTCATATGCGCCATCGCCGAGCAGTAGGCGTTCGCCGTCATCTCGGATGATGAGCGCGAGGATGTAGCATTTTGTTGTTATGTCTGCGAGATTCATTAGGCAGCCCTCCTGATGCTTGTCATGAGCCTCTGGCCGATTTCGTCAGCGTCGAGGTTATTGTTGATGTAATTGTTCATATTGACTGTAATGTGTCCAGCGGTGCTAATGCCCTCGCTTTCAAATTGTTCTGCGAGTGCTTTTGCGAGTGGTGCCGTCCAGTTTTCGGTGTTGCGTTCGAGTGGAATCACGGCTTCTTTGCCTGCTTCGCCAATGAGTGCCGCGGTCGCTGAATCCACCACGCCACCTTGTGCCATTCTTGGGAGTTTGATGCGGTTTATTTTGCCGAGATTCACGCCGACCGCGCCGAATGTGCTGTTGATGATGTCGATGAAGCCATTTATGGTGTCGATCGGGCCGTTGATGAAATTCTCGATGAATTGCAGGACGCCATTCACAGCATTGACGAAGATTCGCTTGACCGTTTCGCCGAAATTGCCGAAGAATTGAGTGAACATCCCTTGTAGCTTTTGCCAGAGTGAGCCGAACAGATTGCCGAACGCTTGGAACAGCGCGCCGAATATCTGTGGCACAGCCTTGACGATTCCGAGGAATAATTGCATCGCCGCATCCATGATGAGCATGATGTTGTTGGGGTCGAGTAGGAATGCGACGAGGTTGCTGATGATTTCAGGGAGCGCGACAGATAGTGCCTGGATGATTTGCGGAACCGCTTGCACGATTGCCATGAGTAGCTGGAGCGCGGTTTGGAGCAGTAGTTGGAGGTTCGCCGGATTCGATAGCGTTTGCAGGAAGCCGAGGATGCCGTTGATGACCGCCGTGAAGATTGTCGGAATCTGTGGGATGAGCATTTGCACCACGCCGAAGAATGTGTCGATGAGCGTCTGCGTGATAGTTGGGATTTCGTTCATCATGACCACGAATAAGTCTGCCGCCGCGCTTACGATGTCTGGGAGCACCTCTTTGATGATGCCTGGGATGACCCCGAGCAGTTTCGGAATCGCCTTTTGGATGAACTTTGTGATGCTTTTAAGGGAGGTTTGGATTGCAGGGATGATGTTGTCCATGACCGCCAGAACCGAGTCGAGAACATTGTCGATTAGCTTGCCGAGGTCTGCGTCTGGATTCGCGATGCCCGTCACCAAATCTGCCCACGATGATTTGAGCATGTTGAAAGAGCCGCTGATGGTGTGTTCTGCTTCGAGTGCCGATGTGCCTGCGATGCCGAGATGCTCTTGAACGACTGCGATTGCGTTCACGATATTGTCGAAGCTCATGCTGCTTGCATCGACGCTGATGCCGAGCTTATTCATTTCGTCGGTCATTCCGGCCGCGTCTTTGATGAGTCGCTCCATCTCGGTCTTGGTGCCGCCATAACCGAGCTTGAGGTTGTCGAGCATGGTGTAGTTCTGCTTTGCAAAGCCCTGATATGCATTCTGAATGTTCGCGATGTCGGTTCCCATCTTGTTCGCGTTGTCGCTCATGCTGATGATAGCGCGGTTTGCATAGTCTGCGGCCTTTTTGGTGTCGCCTCCGAGTCCTTGAATGAGTGATGCTGAGAAGCTGGTCGCGGTTTCCATGTAATCCGCCGCGCTGATTTGCGCCGTCTTGTAGGATTGCTCTGCATATGCCATCAAATCCGATGCGCTGTCCTTGAATAGCGTTTCGATGCCTCCTGCGAGCTGTTCATACTCCGCATAGCCTTTGACTGATGCCGCCACGAAGCCAGAAACGGCGGTGGTGGCCGCAATCATGCCCCCTGCGATGAACTTGCCAGCGATGCCAGCGATTTTGCCGACATTCTTGAATGCGTCCTGTAGTTTGGTTGCTGAGTCTTTGTCGTCAAATGATAGCTTGATGACTGCTTCGCCGACATTTGTTGCCATTTATTGCGCTCCTTTTGCTCGTTTTAAGTGTTCATTCAGTATTTCCGCGGTTTTCTTTGCACTTTTTGGCAGTTTTCCGCCTTTTGTGGGGTTGTTTGCGCCTAGTGTCGCTGCGTATATAACTTGCTCGATTTCGAAGCTCCTGCCTGCATCTCGCGCTCTTTCAGCAGCTATGAATCGAAGTGCCTTTTCTTGACTGAACTCGCCCATCTGCCATGCTTTGTATGCCTGCCAGCCGAATCTGGCGAGGATTTCCGCCGCGAATGCGTCCACCTCGTCATATGGGCGCATGATCGTGCGCCCTCTCGCATTTGCCTCGCGCAGTTCGTCTTGTTGCTGTTTAGTCAGGAAGTCTGACGGCCGAAAGTGTTGCTCTGCCAATTTCGGCGAGCTTTTGATGCTCTTGAGCGTTGGTTTTTCGGCCGCCATCATCCGGACTACTCCTTTACATCGTCATATGCGCCCGTGGAGGCGTTGAGGCGAGTTTTCTTAGTCGTGTTATTTTCGCCGAAGCGGACGGTGTATGCGCCATAGCCATCGCCGCTGTGGTTGGCAGCGTTGTAGATGATTGGGTGCAAGTTGAGCGTGACGCTTGGCGTTTCGCCTGTGCCGAACTCAATGTCATCATCGACGCTTGGCTGGCAGCGAGTCAGCTCGACATCTGCTTCTGAGCCATCATCGCATAAGCCCTGAAGGACTACGCTGTAGTAGCTCTCGTCACAGTCGACATCGCCATCGCCGAGTAAAATCTGACCAGCGGTTGCATTTGCGCCTTGATAGGTCGCAGCCGTCCAGTTGTCGATTGCTTGGCCGAGTGGCTTGAATGTGTCCATGAGGAATGTGATTGAGCCTGCGAGCGCGTCGAATGTGCCTTTGATTGGCGATTCGGTTGAACCCATCGCAGAAGCGCGTGAGCGGAGGCGTGGTGCCACATTCACGGTTGCGGTGGTGTCTTGGCCGAGGTCATCTGGCTCCATCGTGAAGACGCTCCATGCCGAGCCATTCCATTTGCGGAACACGACCCTGCGGAGTTGTGTGATGTTTTGGATTGCCATCTGGTTCCTTTCTTTTATTTGTTGTCGAAGCGGACATCAGCCGAGGCCAATTTCACGATGTTCCCATTCTCGGTCGCGCCGTAGTTTTGGGGAGTCGTGGTTGGTCGGATTCTGATGTTCGTGTATGCATAACTACTGCCTCCAACGGTTCCGCTGAGTTCGCAGATGCCGAGGTTGTTGCGAATCCACGCCGCGATTGCTTCGAGCGTGGTTTCTGCTTTGACCTTGTTGGCATAGGCGACATAGAAGTCGATGGTGGTCTGTTGGTTGATTCCGTTCGGTGTGTTGCGAGCGGAGCCGCCGCGTGTCACGATCCAGACGCCCTCTGCTGGTTTGCCGTCCTTTTGGAGCGGTAGTTCTTCCCAGAAGAAGTCTTTGTCGACCTTGAGGCCTGCGACGCCATCGCTTGCCATCTGTTCGAGAATTGCGAGTGTGATCATTTTGTGATTCCTCCGAAGTATTTCTGAATGTAATTGCCGGACATGATTGCCCTTTGTGCGTTGGCCATGTAATGCTCGGTGGCTGGGTTTCTGTTCGGCCCGATTTCGCGCTTGTAGGCATAGTCGACATTTCTGCTGATTCTTGTGCCGTTGTAAGTGCCGGAGCTGACCACGCCACCTGCGCGAACGAGGACGGCATTTTCGCCTGATGCTTCTTCGACGCGGATGCTGTTGCGGAGTGCGCCTGTCACATAAGGGGCGTTGCGCCTTGCTTGCGCTGCGATGTCGAAGCCGAGTTCGAACACTCCCTCGACGAACTTGTGGTCAATCTCGGCGAGCTTCCTGCGATTCCATGTAATGCCGACCGATTGGACGATTGGCATCTAGTTGGCTCCAATCTGGCGGAGTCTGAGTTCGATGTGTTCGATGACTCCATTGTCTTGGTTCTTGCCGATGCCTGCGTCGATGATTGCGTAGAGCTTGTCGGTCTGGGTGTTCTTGACCGCATAGCTCGCGATCAGTTCGGCGGTGTCGATGGTTGGCATTTGTTCTGGCCTGACATAGAGCAAGGTGTCGCTGTATGTGTTGGCATATGACGGCGAGTTGTTTGGCTCGCTGTCGTTGGCTTCGTCCTCGATGACATCAATGTAAGTGAGCGAATCGGTGTCTAGTGCGTTGCCTGTGATGGTCGAGTATGCCATTTGACCGATTTGCCAGATTTCATGCTCGATGCCATTTGGGAAGGCTTGGAAGACGGTCAGCATCCGCATCCTCCATAGTGGCCACCGCACCAGTAGTGAGCGGACTTTTCCACATCTATGCCGAGATCGCATTGGCTGTATTTCTCGATGAGGTCGCCATATTGCGCCGCGATTTGTGCGAAAGCGTTGGCGGCAGTAGTTGATGCGAAACTGATTGTGAAGTTGCGAACATGTTTGCTCTCGACCGCGCCAGTCGTTCCCTGATGCTCCAGGACTGCCGCGATGTAATTCGCGAGCAGTTCTTGGAGTTCGTCTGGGATTTTGCCCTGATCGTCGGTCGGGAGCGTTTCGAGGCATAAGAATGACGCCAGGCGAGTGCTGGCATTCGCCACAATTCTCGTCCATTGGTCAGTCGTGTAGGTCGAGGCATCTTCGCCTGTCCAGAGCTTGTAATCTTCTTGCGTCATTTCTTTCCTTTCAATCAGTTATTACTCGCCGAAGGCGATCTTGACGGCAGACTTGACCTCGCCGAGTGAGCCGAAGCGTGGGGTTTCGTCGAGCAAGATGTCCGTGTTGTTGGTCGTGTCGAAGTCTGGGCGGACGCGGATGCCCTGTTCGCCACCGTGCTTGTAGGCATTGTTGACGATGAGGTAAGCGTTGCCAGTTCCAGTCATCCAGCTTGGAGTGTAGACGCGTTCAACGCCGAGGATGTCCTCGATGCGTGCACCTGGTTGGACTAGGTATGCGCCATTAGCTTTAGCTTGGAGCAAGGAGGTCACGATCTCGGAGTCGGCGACGATGTATTGTGCGCCATCGGTCTTGATTTGACCCTTTGCGCCAACCACGCCGTCATAGAGGTTGGAACCTGCGGCTGCGGTGTAGGTTGAAGCGAATGCGTTGCCTGCGACTGCATCGGCATCGACGCTGTAGAAGCCACGAGTGCCGTCGAACATGCGGAGGTCTGGGGTGCCAGCTGAACGGCCGTCGCCGATGATAGCAGCGCGTTCGATTTCAGCGATGATGGCATCGACCAATTCGCGAGAGCGGAAGTCGATGAGCCATGGGTTTTCATAGAGTTCGGTTGCGTCTAGGTCTAGGCGTTTGTAAACCATTTTGACGAGCAAGTCACGAACGGTGTCGGTGACAGCTTGGTTGGCTTTAGTGTCGCCTTTCTTATGGCCAGCGGCGCGGCTTTCAGATTGCATGATGTGGATGCGGAAGCTCTTGGCTGAAATCCATTGGAAGTGGCTGATGATGCCATCGCCTTTTTCTAGTGCATCGACGAAATATTGGTCGACTGGTGCTGGGTTTGGAAGGCCAGTGATGCCGTCTAAGCTCATGTGCTTTGCGGCTTCTGCGCGCCACATGCCATCAAATGAGGCACCGAGGCGGCCAGCTTTCTTTAGGGTGTCAGCGAATGCCATGTGGCCTGCTTCGCTGTGGAGCCAATCCGTAGTCTTGATGGCGGTTTCTTGTGCGACCGCTTTGTCTTTTACTACTACGACTGGCGAGTTGAGAGTGTCTTTAGTTTCCACTTCTTCTTTCTCCTGTTCAGATTCTTCTGTGTCTGCTTTTTCGGCTTCTTCTGCTTCGGCTGGTTTTTCTTCCGTTTCCGGAGCTTCTGGAGCGTCGTCAGCAGTTGGCTCGGTTTCGTCCTCTGGAACATCGGCGGTGAATTCGTCGAGAACCTGAGCGATGCGAGCACCTAGAGCTTCGCGCTCATCGCGTGTCAGCTCGTCGATTTGCTTGGACATTGTTGAATCCTCTTTTAGTTGTTGTTTGGTATCACTTGCCACCTCTGCGCTCCCTTGAGCCTGTGCTTCGGTCGGTTTGTGATCTATGGTCTTAGCGCGCGGATCGTTGCCTGTCACAACCATCGAAATCTCGCGCAGGATTCCGATTGGTTCTTCGATGTTGTAACCGACGCCGTTGTAACCCTCCGGGAACCAGTCAATGCCGATTGAGTAGCTGGCATTTTCGCTGATTGCCCAGGCGTGGTCTGCGAGGCTGTCATTGTTTGCGAAATACATGCGAGCGTGGAGGCCGTCTTTTTCGAGCCAAACGCGGCAGTCGCCGAACACTTTCTCGATAGATGGCACCAAGTAGTCGCCTTGCACCTCGCCGTGGTCAGCCTGTGCTTTGACCGAATATTTTTCGGTCTGCTTTTCTGGGTCGGTGTTCAAATCAGAAATCTTGACCAACTTGCCATCGAAATCCATGACATAG